ATGGAAATTTGGGAAATCTTTGAAGAATTTATTGATTTTTTGGCAGTAGAAAAAAACATTTCTAACCACACAAAAGCGAATTATTTTAGCGATTTTAAGATTTTTATTAATTTTTTGGTTACTAACGGAATAAAACCCGAGTTAGAGACCATTAAAACGAAGGATATAAGAAAATATCTTGTGCATCTAAAAACCGAAAAACAATACGAAAATGAAACAATTAGAAGAAAAATCAATAGTTTAAGTAGTTTTTTTAAATTCGTATTTGAACATGAATATGTAGACAAAAACCCAATGGGACCCATAAAAGCTCCAAAACGAGAGGAAAAACTTCCGATTTATTTAGGAGATAAAGAAATAGAAGAGATAATAAAAGCTACGATGAAATTCGGAGAAGAGAACGCATTAAGGGACAAATGCTTTATAAAAACTTTAGCTTATACAGGGATGAGACGACAAGAAGCTATAAAATTAAATTGGGAAGATGTGGATTTTAGCCAAAATATTATTAAAATTAAATTCGGGAAGGGTAAAAAAGAAAGATTAGTTCCTGCCCCCGATAGTTTAATAACAGATTTATGGGCGTATCTACAAACAAGGCTACCCTTAAGTAATCAGGCTGTCTTCATTTCTGCTACAGGGAATAGACTATCCCCAACATCAGCTCAGCATATTTTTAAAAAATATGTAAAGAAAGCTGGGTTGGGAGATAGGGGGTACACAATCCACAAGCTTAGACACAGTTACGCCAGTTTACTAATTCAAAACAATGTGGATTTGCTAAGTGTTCAAAAATTACTTGGACACTCGGATTTAAATTCTACCAAAATTTACACCCATATAAATACTAACTTTTTAAAAGAGCAAGTAGAAAAACTACCCTTTAAATAGTATATATAGCCCCTTAAGGGGCTTTTTAATTTTTATCGTAACAAAATAAATTCTCTAAAAAACCAGAACAATGGAATACCAAATGCAATCATAAAAATATCTCCAAAAATTTCTACTAAAATATCTTGCACATATTCTTTGTTGCTTATTTTTTCTTTTATTTTGTTTTTTATTTTTTCTTTTAATACTGTTATGTTCATTAATTTATTACTCCTTTACTTTTATAATGTTAGTTTTATAATTTTATAGATTTAAATTAATAAATACTTTATTTAACTCTTCTTGCATAACCCCAATGTATCGCTTTGTAATTGTTAATGATGAGTGATTTAATCCTTCCATTATAAGCATTGGATTAGTTCCCGTTTTCCAAGCCCAGTAACCCCAAGTTTTTCGTAAACTGTGAGGACTAATAGGCTCTTCTATTCCACACCATTCCCCTCCTTTGCTGAGTATGTAATGAGCTTGTTGGCGTGTTATTGGTTTGTTTTTCCCTTTTTTACTCCTAAATAAATAATCTTCCATTCTTAATTTTTCTTCCTTCATGTATTCCTTAAGTGCTTTCCTCATATTTTCATTTATTGGAATTTTTCTTAATTTATTAGTTTTTTGCTCCTTTAGTTCTATGTATTCTCGAATCTTTTTCCCATTATAAACATCCTCTAACTTCAAATTTAGTAAATCTCCGATTCTTAGATTTGTATTAATACCAAAAATAAATAATAAATAATCCCTTAAATTTTTATTCTTAAAGTAAAGCTTCAGTATTTCTATATGTTTTAAATCTTTTATAGGGCTTACTGTTCTCATTTATATCCCTCTCTCTTATCTTACTTAATATACTTATATAATACATTATGTCAGATTAAAACTCAAGCTTTTTTATGTTTTATAGCAAAGCTTTATTTTAAGCCATTCTTTATCTTACTTAATATTTATTGTGTCAGATTACTTATATGTCTTTATTTTATAGAACAATATGATACAATTAATACTAAGAATGAAAAAGGGGTTTTAGAAGATGATAAACGAAATTTATAATAGAACATTAAATTATTTGGACAATATAAGTAAGGAAGAAAGAAAAGAAATAGGACAATTCTTTACCCAGCCATCCATAGCTATTTATATGGCAAGTTTAATGACTATAAATAAAAACAGTATAAGAATATTAGATGCTGGAGCTGGTAGTGGCATTTTAACTTCTGCTCTATGTCAAAAGTGTTTAAAAAATAACAACATTGAAAATATAGAAGTTATCTTATACGAAAATAATGAGACTGTTCTCCCTCTACTACGGGAAAGTATGGAACTTATATCTACTATAATGGAAGAGGATAATAAAAACTTTAGATATCAAATTGTTAGCAAAAATTTTATCCTCGATAATGAAAGTTTCTGGAAAGGAATAAAGGAAAAAGAAGAGGAAGAATTATTTGATATAGTTATATCAAACCCTCCATATAAGAAGATAAGAAAAAATGATAATGAAGCTATTGTCATGAAAGATATAGTACATGGTCAACCAAATATTTATTTCTTATTTATGGCTATGTCTGCAAAGTTATTAAAAGCAAATGGCGAAATGATTTTTATTAACCCAAGGAGTTTTACATCTGGAGCTTATTTTAAGGAGTTCAGGAAATGGTTTTTGGATAATGTTAAAATTACTGATATTCATCTTTTTAATAATAGAGGAAATGTATTTAAATCTGATAAAATATTACAAGAGACTTTAATTTTAAAAGCTAAAAAGACTGATAAGGAAATTAAAACAATAAATATAACAACAAGTCCTGATGATAGTTTTAATAATATTACCAAGTTAACTGTATGCAAAAATATACTAATTGATAAAACTACAGATGATAAATATATTTTAATACCAACCAATCAAGAAGAATTGGAAGTTTTAAATTTATTTAATAGCTGGAACAACAATTTGGAGAGCTTAGGCTTTAAAATTTCTACGGGTAAAGTTGTAGATTTTAGGGCTACAGAATTTTTAACAGAGAAAAAAAACGAATATACAGTTCCATTATTATGGGCTTCTAATTTTAACAATAATAGAATAATACATCCTATTAAAAGAGAAAAAACTCCTCAGTATATACTACTAAATGAAAAAAGTAAGAGCTTATTAATTGAAAATAAGGATTATATCTTAATTAAGAGATTTACTTCTAAGGAAGAAGCTAAAAGAGTTCAATGTGCTTTATATTTTACAAAGCAATTTAATTACAATTATATAGGAGTGGAAAATCATTTAAACTATATCTATAAAGTAAATGGAGATTTTAGTAAAGAGGAATTGTATGGACTATTTACTGTTTTAAACAGTTCTTTTGTAGATAAGTATTATAGAATCCTTAATGGTTCTACACAAGTAAATGCAGGAGAAATGAATGCTGTTCCTCTTCCATCATTAGAAAAAATAATAAATATTGGTCAAATTGCACTAAATCAGAGCAATATTACTGTGGAATTTTGCGATAAAATTATAGAAGATTTTTTTATAAATCAGAATAAGTATTTTAAAAGCGTAATATAGGGGGGATAAAAATGATAAAAATAGAAGAGGCTAAGGAAGTCTTAAGACTTCTCGGGTTGCCTAAAAGGCAACAGAATGACCGAAGTGCTTACACTCTATTAGCATTATTAAATTTAAAGCAAAATGATAATTGGACAGATGCAACAATAAATTTAATTGGAATTCATGAAATTATTGTATTTATCGCAAAGGAATATAATTTTGAATACGCAGAAAATAGTAGAGAATCAATAAGGAGACAAACAATCCACCAACTTGAACAAGCTGGAATTATAGAAAGAAATGCTGATGACCCTACAAGACCAACGAACAGTGGTAAAACTGTATATTCAATCACTCCAGAAGCATTAGATGTAATCAAATCATATGGGACTGATAAATGGGAAACTAAATTGGAAAAATTCTTACAAAATAAAGAAAAATTAGCCGAAAAATATCTAATGAAAAGGCAAATACACCAAATCCCTGTAAAAATAGACACAGATGAGGAATTAATTTTCTCTCCTGGTGAACATAACGAATTACAAAAACTAATCATTGAGGAGTTCGGTTCACGATTTGCTAAAGGCTCTAAATTATTATATGTGGGAGATACAGCAGATAAGAATTTATATAGATTAGATAAAGAACTTGAAGCTATTGGAATTCCTTTTGTAGAACAAGATAAACTTCCTGATGTTGTGTTATATAATAAGGATAAGAATTGGATTTTTCTTTGTGAAGCTGTTACAAGTCATGGTCCCATTTCTCCAAAACGATTTATAGAATTGGAAGAAATGTTAAAGGATTGTACTGCTGGAAAGATTTATGTTACTTGTTTCTTAGATATGTCCACTTTTAAGCGATACGCTGATGAAATTGCTTGGGAGACAGAAGTATGGATTGCAGAAATGCCAGACCATTTACTCCATTATAACGGAGATAGATTTATGGGTCCTCGAGATTAAAAAGAATAAGAGAGCTTTGATAGCTCTCTATTATTATGACTATGTAGCCCCTTAGAAGGAGGCTTTGCAAGTAATTAGCATCTTTTAATACTGTTATGTCTCTAAATTTATTGTAATCTATTTTAATTTCCCATGCTGGTTTATCTTTGTAGCTCTTGTGCTTTTCTATATATTTAGCTTCTGTTTTGTTATTTATTTTTATAAAACCAAATTTCTTATTTTTTAAATCTAAAGCCAAAACACAAACGGTGTTATTTTCTGCGTGTTTTTTTAAGTTATCTAACTTTGTAGTTCTAAAGTGAAGTTTTTTGTTTTGCTCCCAAAAGCCATTGAAATCCGTTACTATTTCAACCATAAAATTTTTCTCTCTCACACATTTCCCATTGTTTGCCTGTATTCTTTCCCTTTCTACTAATAAGTCTGGGATACTTTTTACTTGGTTAGCTTTAAGGAATTTCCTTTCTGCATCTACAGAATTTAAGTTACAAGTAAATCCGTTTAAGTTATTTATTATATTTACAACTAAATCCTCTGTAACCCAACCGAGCAGGACATCCTTAGCGTAGTCAACTGCCCCTGTCCATTTTTCTTTATTTTTACAAGTGTTTAGAATTTCTATAAGTTCTTTATTTTCTATTTTTCCATGTAGGATATTACAATAATCTTGTCCATATTTTTCTTCTACATATTTATAAACATCTATATCGAAACACTCTTCTATTATTTGTATTTTATTTTTAATTTTTTCTAATGTGTTCACTTTTCTCTATTCCTCCTTATTGTGTATTTTTTTAATTTTTATATTATAGATATGTAAAGGAGAAATATAACTAAAATTGTAAATTATTTTATACAATTTTGTTTTATTTTGTAGTCTATAAGGGTTTTACTTTTTGGTAGGGTTGTATTCTATAAGGGTTTTACTTTAGTAAATTTGTTAATTTATATGTCTCCCCTAATGGAGAGGAAATGTGTATTGTAATGCTTGTGGTGTTATTGCCTCTTTACTATTTTTATAATCAACATCTTTAAAGTTTTTAAAAAATAAAGAATGATTTTCATTAAATTTAAAAAATGTAGAGGCAAATTTATTTACAGTTATGGGATTATTGCGAAGCCTTAGGGCAATTAAGCCCGTAATATCTATATTTATAACAACACTAAAGAAAAGAAAAATACTATCACTGAAATAAATATACTAATTTAAATTACTGCTTTAAATAGTAATACTGCTCTACCAAGTTTTATGAAATCAATTCTATTTTTTTTCGTTATACATGGTGTATTGTTCATTATTTCGGTCAATTATTTTTTACATTTTTAAAAATCTATTATATAGCCATAAAAATAGGCAAAAAAAAAAGAAGAGGCTAATCCTGCCCCTTCTCCTCTTCTTTATCTTCTTCATTTTCTGGCTGATATATAATCCCTGCCAACACCAAAATCCCTAAAAATGCTTTTGTAATTTCTGCATAGTTTTGAGGCAATACATCTACCCCAAAAGCTTCAAGTAAAAGTGGTATAAATGCAAATACAGAAGCCCAAAGTGCATATTGCTTTAATTTTTCTTTATTCATTTTTTCTTTTTCTCCTTTCTTTTATTTATTTTTTTTAATCTATATAAAAAGACAATAAAGTTAACTGCATAACTCCATTGCCTTGAATTAGTTTAATATTTTTGTTATTATCTCGGGATTTGCTCCAATAAGAATAAGTAAAGCTGAACATATTGTAATAATGACATAAAGATAAGCCTTATTGTAAAAAGCTCGTTGCTCTTTTAGTTGTGTATTTGTTATATTTTTTATATCTTCCATTTGAATGTTACTGTATCTAATATCTTGTTTTATTTCTGCGATTAATAACTCTAATTTAAAGTATTTATCTTCCACTTCTTTCATCCTGCTCTTTAACTCCTTATTATCTTCCTTATATTCTTCCTTTAATTTTGTTAATTCCTTTCCTAATTTTTGAAGTTCTTTTTCCAATTCTTGAAGCTTTGTTTCTTGGTTTTGTCGTTCTCTCTGTGTTTCCATTTTGATTGTTTCCTCCTCTGTCTATTTTTTTAAATAATTTATAATGTTTAGTGCTACTACTGCCATTTCTGCTCTTGTAAGTGGTGCATTTGGGTAAAAATTTCCGTCTGTGTATCCATTCATGATTCCTTTTTCTATTATTTCTCTAATTTGTTTTTCTGCCCAATGCCCTTCATAGTCTTTTTTCATATTCATTTTAATAATTTCCTCCTTTTTTTTCTGTACTTGTTGAATAAACCAATTCCAACGCCCTGTGTCCCTAAGAATACGAGGACAATTTTTTCCACTCCAATCGTAATGCTGTTTAATTCTGTCCGTATCCCATTTCTTTTCCATTAGAATTCTGGCTACAAGTTCTATTGCATTTTGAAGGGTTTTTTCTCTATCTCCACTTTCGCAAATTTCGATGGCAATAGAAGCCATATTCCCCTTTCCTCTTCCATCTCCTGCATTCCAAGAGTTTTCGGCTGTTTGTGTGTTAGGGAAGATATTTTTTAACCCTGTAGGGATTACTTCTATAGCTTCTTTTTCGTCTACTACAATGTGATAGGATGCTTGTCTGGTATTAGTTGGGTTCGTTAACCAAGCTCTTTCGTTTTTAGCTGTAGAACTTGGGTTTCCTGTGCTGTGTATTGTTATATATTCGCTTATTAGTGGTATAGCTGGTCTTCTGTTATTTGGTGTAGATTTTGGAATTAAATCTGTTATATATTGCATTTTCATTCTCCTTTCTTTTTGTTTTGGGTATTAAAAAGACCCCTTAAAGGGGTCTAATTGTGTTATGAAAATAAATTTATTAAATTTGCACTTCTGTTCCAAAAATCGGGATACTAATTAACTCCGTTCGCAATAACGCATAAGTTGCTTGGTCTGTTTCTTTTGTACCGAAATTTTTGAAAGCGTATTGAAGTTGCATAGTATTATTGATTATAGAATAACCCATTAACATAGGGCTTTCTTTGTCGAAAGTTCTTCCCGTAGTAATTAAAATATAAGTGTAGTCCACAGAATTAATGGTGTGTAGTCCTCTTTGTTCTACATTATGATTAAACCATAAATCAAAATTCTCTATATCGGGAGCATCTGAGACTTCTATCCAATTTATATTATCGAAATTTTCTCCCGTACTTCCCCCACTATTGTTTATTATTGTTTTTCCTTTTTCTTTTGCTTTTCTCGTTAATTTTGCCATATAATCGAAGAAGTTTTCTTTTGGTAAGTTATTGTTTTTTCTACTACTTGCCCTTACTCTATAATTTAAATAAGTTCCATTATCGCTTATTTCTACACTGTCCACCACAAACTTGTCCATATTTAGTCCAAACATAGGAATATCTGCATAAATATAATCCCCAGGCACATAGATTTCCTTAAATGTTTCGTATTCTAACTCTATTGGTGGTGTTCCAAATTGGTCTAATAAATTGTCTGCCAAATACTCTGCATATTCCAAAGTTTTTATATTTGCATCTTCTATTACTCTTCCCCAAACCCCCGAATCTCCATTAATAGCACTCATTCTTACTATTTCATCTGAAAGTTCCTTAACAAAATAAATATAATCATCTTCGGTTAGATTTTCTGGTGGAAGCTCTTCTTCTCCTTGATATTCGCCTCCAATAATGAAAAGCTTGTTGGCATAATTGCTTAAATCCTGATTAACTCTTATATTTCTAAAATCTGCATTCGCTTTTATTATTCTATCTTCTTCTATATGGTCAGTAGCTGTACTGATATAACTATCGAAATAAAGCTTTTTCCTATGGTCTATATACCAAATAAATCCACTTGCTTCTGCCATTACATCCAATATTTCTTTTAAACTTTTCGTATTAAACTCTTCTATTTCTGTTTCGGCAAGTTGAACCCCTGCTTCTATCCATCCTTCGGTAACGCCTTCTTCCTCCAATAAGGGAAGAATATATTGCCTAATCCAAAACCCTGCTCTATTTGTGTCCTCTTCTGGATTTGGGTTTGAGGGTTCTTGATTAATTCTTGCACTTATAGTCCTTCGCTTTGGAATAATGTTATAGTTTGTACATTGGACTTCTACAAAAATATTATCTTCGTCTATATATTCAAAGGAAAGATTTGAAATAAGTCCACCGAATAAAGGCTTATTAAACATTCCCAATATCTCTACATCTTGTGTAATCTGTATTTGGGAAGCCTGTTGAGAGTTAAGGATAAGTGTAAAATCTGCAGAGTAGTCCTTAACTTCCCTACTAATCCTTAGACTTTCACTTTTAAGCTGTGTGGTAAAATCTACATCATTTATTAGTAATTGCATTATGCATACACCCCCATTAATTTAAGTTCTCTATAAATTTCCTTCGCTAATTCTTTAGCATTCTTTTCTTGCCCTGCGATAACAATTTCTACTTTTCCTATTGTCATGTTTGCCATTCTTTCTGCTGTTCTATCTGCATTTGTAGTATATCCAGCCCATTTCATAAGTTGTTCATCTGTCATTTTGTTCAATCCCTTTAAGTTCCCTAATTCAGTTATGTCTGTCTGCATAAGCTGTGCTAATATGTCTTGACTCAATCCTCTTTGGCTAAGACTGTTTAATATTTGCTCCCTTTCTCTGTATGCTTTGTCTCTAAGTTCTGCATTTCTAAGGAGTTTCCAAGTAGATGTCGCCTTATATTTAAATCTCTCGAAAATTCCAATTTGAGACTTCATACTATCTTGAAGACTTACGATTGCTGATGTTATGCTATCTATAGCACTTGCCACTTTTTGGGCTTCTGTGTCTACTTTATCTCCTATTTTTAAGTCACTTTCTAAACTTTTAAAGTTCTCCAGAATATTATTAATCGCACTACTATAATCCTTTTTCGTTTGTGTCTCTAAATCATCTTTAGCTTCTTTTTTTATTTTGTCCATATGCATATTAGTCCACTTACTGCCAAGATTTTCGTATTCCTTTAATTCTGGGTTGTTTATATATTTATTGCTTTCAACCAAGTTATCTACTGCATTTTTTTCCCTCTTATTGCTGTTAATTAGTTCATCAGTAAAATCCCATGCTTTTTTAGATTCATCTTTCCAGAATTGTACTTTATTATAAGCTAATTCCATAACAGCCAAGGGGATTAGCATCGTCTGATAAATTCCTTCCATTCCGATTTTTATTAAACTCTTAAACCAATCGAATGTTGATTTAATTCGAGTGAAGGAGTTTTTCCAAGCGTCTGCAATGCTTTGGGTAGCACTTAGATTTTTTGTTTCTGCCCAAATAAAAGACCCAACTAACAGTGATATAGCTGATATTACTAACCCTATAGGGTTTATAATTGCTCCTATCGCTATACTAATAAGTCCTATTCCTGTTATAATAGGGGGTATTGCAACAGCTAATAATCCAAATTGTGCGATTAATTTCTTTTTAGCTTCGCTTAAATTCTTCCACTTATCTGCCAATCCATGTGCTATATTAATCGCTTTCGATACAACTGGCAAGAATATTGCTCCAAATTCTGTAGCAAGTTCGGCAATTCTGCCTTTTAATATTCTTATCTGACTGGCTGGGTTATCCAATTCTCTTGCAAGATTTCCCTGAGCATCGGCAGAAGCTTCCAATAGTGTAATATAACGAGCAATTACTTTCTGCTGTGCATTCATCTCCTCCCCTACTTTAATAATCCCCCGTCTTACTGCTGTGTCTTTTATGGTATCTTCTTGCATATTTATCCCTAACGCCATTAATGGCATTGATTGTCCTGTCATTCCTGAACGGATTTTCGCCAACATATCTTCTGGGTCCTCATTGTAGAATGAGGACATATCGTAAGATAGTTTAATAAGGCTTGTAGATAGTTCGTAGGCAATATCTTCGCCTACTCGCATAGAATTGAACATCGTGTTAAGCATTCCCACATTCTTCCTTAATTCGTAGGCATTTAGTCCATACGCTTCCTTTAAACTCTCCGACCATTCTCTCGCACTGTCTGACATCCCTTTCATACTTTGCTCGAATAGGGCTTCACTTTCCACAACATCCATAGCCATCTGAATAGCGTTCTTTCCTACCATTGTTAACGGAAGGGAGATTGTAGCTGTTAGCTTTGTGCCTAAGCTTGTCATCCTGTTTCCAAAATCTTTAATTTGTTGACTTGCTTGTTTTAGTCCGTTTGTTAGTCCGTTTATATTTGCCCCTATATTTACATAAAGTTGTCCAACATTAAGTGCCATTTGTTTCCTCCTCTCGTGTTTTTTTTGACAAAAAAATAAACCCCCTAAGGGGTTTTTATTGATTTTTTGCCTTTTGCTTTGCTTCTTCTATTGCTTTTTCCTCAAACTCACTTTTAAGCTTAAAAAATACTTTCCATTCTTCGAATTCATATGCATCCATCTCAGATATTTCTTCTACCGTCTTTCCTAACTCTTTTGCCAATAGAAAAACGAAATATCTATCAGGATGCTCTCTTAGTTTTTTTCTATAGTTTCCTGAACTTCTGTTCCGTATCCACTTACTGCCATTATTTTGTTAAATACTTTCTCTACTGCTCCTGTATCATCGTTCGCTAAAGCTTCAACATCGCTTAGTTCAAAAAGTGGTTCTTCTGTTTCTACATCTAAGACACATTTTACTACGAATTTTGCCATATCTATAGCCACTTTCTTATCTCCGTCTTCAAATTTTTTTGCAATGTTAGGGATTTGCATTTTTTCTCCAAGCGTTAGTCCCTTTATAAGAACTTCTCCATCCCATTCCTCTACAAAATATCTTTCTTTTCTTTTATTTATCTTGTCTAAAACTTGCTTTCTACTTACTTTCGTCATTATTTTATTATTCCTCCTTTATTTTTTTATTAGTGTTATGACCCCTTTAAGGGGTCATATGATTTTTATTATTATAGATTTTAAGCTCTAAAACATTCCAACAGATTGGAATGATACTGTCTTATTTTGTGGGCTATCTATTGCACTTGAAAGTTCTTCGCTGTTTAATATCGCCCACAGTCTTGTACTTTTATTAGATTTTTTAATATCTATAAAAACAGGGTCGCCACTTATTAGCTTATCTGTAAAATAATCATCAATAATGTCCCAAGTTCCTATCGTTCCACTTGCTGTCTTAGCCCCTGTTATTCTTCTCCTATGTGTATCCCCAAATCTCGAAACATCGTATAAGTCTACATTTACATCTAAGGAATAACTATTCGCATAAGCACAAACGGAAGTTGTTACATATTTCCCGTCTATAGTTATTTCTCTTTCTTTAGCCTCTTTAAAAATAATCCTCCCATTTGGGTAGTCAATTAAAAAAGGCTCATTTACCCCATTCACTATAATAGGGGTATTATAGTCAAAAATATTTTTATTAGTATCTTTAATAGTGTAAATTCTATTATCCTCTGTTGTTACTTCCTCATCTATAAATTCTATAGGAGTTCCTCCAATTCTTATTTCTACTTGTACTCCCGTTACTTCACTCATTTTATCACCCTCCTTAAACTATTTTAGTAACAGGAGATGTTCCAGATAAAGAGCTTGAGAAAGTAACTTTCCCACCAACATCGGCACTTTCTTGGAAGTTTTCTACTATCATGTCGATTTGCTTTCCTCCTGGTTGTCCTGCTCCTTGTGGGTAATATTTAACTGTCACGATTTCTCCAGGAATTAAGTCCATTTGTCCAGCATCATCAATTAGATAGTTTCCACTTAAGGAAATATTACTGTCTTTAATTCCTCCTATTCTTCTCCTGTGTGTATCGCCAAACGCTGTTACATCAAGGATTTCTGCTAATCTGTTTAATGTTGCGTTATCTATCCCGTTTATCTTAGTATTTCCGATAAAGATTTCAGTTAAATTTCCAGCTACTTCTTTATTCATTTTTTTATTCCTCCTTTATTTTCTTGGTTTATTTTTTTTATATAAAAAAAACGCCTTAAGGCGTTAATGGTGTTATGTTTCTGAATTTATTATAATTCTTCTATTTCTATTGCGTTCAATAGGCTACTTGCTGGAGTATTTATATATATTTCTCCATTTATATTCGGTTTTAATGTTTTTGCAATTGTCTCCCCTACATTTTGCCAATAATTATAATATATAGACTGGTTCGGGAAGTAACTGTCACTTGGTCCTATATAAAAGTTAGAGCTTCTATAAGCCGAATGAGAACTACTACTAAATAAAGTAATTCTATAGTATTTGTTCGGATTTAAATTATATATTTTTAATTTTCCTAAATAAGTTCCATAGCTTAAAAAGTTATCCTTGAGAACATTGTTATAATAATGTTCTGTTTCTGTATCCATTCCTCTTAGCCCTGCCTCATCAAATCTCGAATGAACTTTTATTCCAAATCCTGTATTTATCCCACTTTCGTTAACTAAATTTGCAATGTCTCCAGCTATTGGGTCAGTTAGATTATTCCAATTCCCTTCTGTTGTCTTATATTGTTCTGTTCCTAAATCTATTAGAATTCTATTTCTTACACAAGTTCCACCACCACCATCTAATTGTTCTTCTAAATCTGCTATGGTTGTTTGAAGTTGAATTATTGTATTATTTTTTTCTACTATATCTGCTTCTAATTGTGCTATAATAGCTATTTTATCTGCTATTTCTATCTGATAATTAGTAATAGCTAAAGCCTGTGTATTTATTGTACTTTCTAACTCTTCAATTTGTATATTCTTAGAAGATATCTCAATAGTTAGTTGTTCAATTTCATTATTCTTATTAGAAATAATTAAATTTAGATTGCTTATTTCGCTATCTTTATTGGAAATAGTCAGATTTAATTGACTAATCGTTTCTCCCAACTCTACTATTTGTGTAGCCTTCACAGAATTATCTTCCTCTAATTCTACTATTCTTAAGGCTTTCGTTTCGTTTTGTAGAGTAAGTTCAGTTATTTCGATGTTCTTATCCTCTATTTCTTGGCTTAATTGAATTATAATAGACTCTTTATTAGTTAACTCTAATTGTAATCGTTCTATCTCTTCCAATAGCCTCGAGCAATCTCCTCCACCATCTTCCAACTGGGCTTCTAATTGTTGTATTCTTAGATTAAGCTCTTCTATTTCTATATTAAGCTGATTTACTATATTGTTTTGATAGTCTACATATTCTTGAACTATTGCAATTCTATCTAAAAGCTCTTGCTTAATATCTATATCTTCTACTTTTTCTATAGCAATTAAAGCTTCATTGATTTCTTTTTGTCTCTTTTCTGTCTCTGCAAGTGCTACAAGTCTCCTCGCTTCTTGTATGTCCATTAGGGTGGTATCTATGTTTCTTTGAACATAAGCCCTAAAATTAATTACAAACCCTATTCGACCATTATTATCACGCCCTAAATCGGTAACATCTCCAATTTGATAGAAGGACAAATATCTAACTTCGCCCACAACTTGCTCTTTCAAGTTATGCACGAAGTCCTTAATATTTGTAATTGTTTCATATCCAGCTTCGTAATCCTCATTTCGAACTCTAATTTGAAATGTTGGCTCTTCTATCTTGTTACCACTGGAACTCCTCTGAAATCCTCCTGTAGCAAAAATAGCGACAAGATTATCTGGTTTATCTGGCATAAATGAAAGGAATATGTCTTCTGCTATTCCCTTACTTTCTAATATGGTTTTTACATCTTTTATAAGGCTCATCTTCTTGTCCCCCTTTGAACAGCATCTTTAAATTTTTGAAGATATAATTGTTGATTTTGTTGGAAAGGGTCTTGGAGATACTTAGCTTTCGTTCCCATAGTTGGGTGATTTAATGTCATATCTTCATGTTGTTTCACACAATATTCTGTATCATAGAAAACTATCCCTTCGAGCTTGTCTTTCTTTTCTATATTTCCTACTCTTTGTATTCCTCCCGTATCCATTCCTTTTATTATTTCCTTATCATTTACTGTTGCCCTCATCGACTCCCTCATAGCTCCAGTATCTTTAGGGGCTTCTATACAAGTCTTTCGTGATAAATCTTCCATAATATTCTCCATTTCTTTAACTACTTCCCTATTTACATTCTGTAATACTCTTTGTAGATTTGCCATTACCCTTGCTGTACCAGTTATATTTACACTCATTATTGTAAAAAAGCCTCCTTTCCTTCTATTTTTCCTCTATAATTTTTTATTGTATTTATGGTTATTATTTTTTTGTTATCAATTAAATCTCCAATATTTATTTGAGTATCTTTATCTAAAAATACCCTTGAAGTGCTTATAACTTCCTCCCCCGATGGGGAAAGGATAACTTTTATCTTCTCTTCAATTCGGCATTTAATTTCTTTCTCCATATGCGATGGTTTTCCATATTCATCTATTCCTGTTTTGGTTTTTAATATTGCTGTTTCTCTAAGGAAATTATTAAACATTTTATAACACCCTCAATCGTCTATATCTGTATAGTCTGGTCTTTATTTCTGTTGGAATACCATCCGTAAAGCTAATACTTGCACTTCCCATTCCTTCACTTTTTAAGCCTTCTCTACCAATAAGATTGTATCTATAACAAACTAAATCCTCTAAAATATCCTGCATTTCTTCTGTTACTTCTGTTATGTTGCAAAAATCCTTTATTGTTCTTTCTGCTTTGTTTATAAGTAAACTTAAAAGGGGTTCATTATCTTCTTGAGTTAATAACTTTACATTATTTAAGACTTCATTTTTATTAATCATTTTTTCTAATCCCCCTTTGCTTCCTTAATTTGAGGGTATTGTCTTAATTTTTCTGCTACTTCTTCGTTTTCTGTTTCAAATTCCCCTTTTAAAAATTGACAACCCTCTGCGTATAGATATTTGTAATCGGATATGAATTTGAACTTTGTTTTCTTTGTAGTTTTCTTTGTAGCCAATTTGTTACCCTCCTTCCTATTCTATAAAAAAATAAAAAGGGACTATAAAGTCCCTAATTATATAAAGTTTATAATTTTTGCTAAGCTCTTTGGAGCTGTTATAATTGTAGCTTCTGCCACAACTTGTCCTTTTTCTGCGTCTCCTGTTTTTGCAAGAGGCTCATACTGGGCTTCTCTTAATTGTGGTAATTCCATATAATCTAACGCACCAATTAGGATTGTACCAGTTGGAACATTTGTAGACATTACCATTTTAGCCTTTCCGAATGGTGTTAGAATTTCAGTTACATCTATACCAACTGTAGAATCTGCTGAACTAAAGTTTATTCTTGCATTTGTTGCAGTCGTATAAAGCTCGATAACTTTCTCTACATCTGCAGGATTTACAAACATATATTTATCGCCCGTAACTTTCAGTTGGTATAATTTCATCATTGCATTTGAAATATATGCTTTTGTTAGTGTAGCTCCTTCTACATCTATTACATTATCTTCATCTACTAAGTTCAGTAATCCGTTCATCTTTCTTCCAGATGTTCCATCTTCATCTTTCTTTGTGCCTGTTAAGATGGATTTTTCCATATCAAATTTCAATTCCGTTAATCTGTCATTTATTTCTTTCGCTAATGCTTCGGCAGTAGAACCATAAATTGCCCCAGCTGTGCCACTTATTACAGTCGCTTTAGAAAAGATTTCTAAGTTATTAGATACCCAAGTATAAGTTGAGTTCTCTGAATCTGGAGCATCTGCCCCCTCTTTTCTTGCACCACTTGCTGTTGTACTAAGCTCCTTAATTTTTCTTCTTACTACTACATCTTTAGCAACGGTATTTTTTCCGTTAGCAAGTAATAGAGTTAATAATGGCGTATATTCTGCGTTTAATACCATTATTTCGTTTGATAAGTCTACTATATTTTGTCTTGGTAAATTTGTGTTTTTTAACATTGTTTTTTATTCCTCCTTGTATTTTTTTTATTATTATTTTTTTTGTATTAAAAAAACGCCTTTAATGGCGTTAGTTTCCTAAATTTATTAAATTACTTTAATTTCGCTAATATCATGTCCAACGGATTTCCACTCTTTTTAGCTTTTTCATATTCGTTATAATCTTGTCTTTGTTGTTTTTCTGCTGTTGGAGTTTCTCCCCTTAGATATTCTCCCTTAAATGCCTCTACTTGCTTTTCTACTATCTTATTGATAGTTTCTTTAATTTTCAATACATCTTGTTTTAAAACTTCTTCTTTATTTTCTTTGCCTACATATTTATTAACATCTACAACTTCTAACAAATCCAAATCCATCTCCTCAGATTTGAATAAGTCTATTAAATTTAATTTAAGTTCTTTTTCTTCTATTGCTCTTTCTCTTTTTAGGATTTCCTCTTCTTTTTGCCTTTCTATTTCCTTTATTCTTTCCTCTTCAGACATCTTCGCAAGTCTTTCTTTCTCTTCCTGCTCTGCCTTCAATTTCTCTTCTCTTTTTCTTATTGCTTCGGATATCCTTCTATCTGTTTCCTTTTGCCATTCTGCTTCCTTTTCTGCAAGAATTTCCTCTATTGTTTTCTCTTTTGTTTCTTCCTTCATTTCTTCCTGTTTTTCTTCTATTTCCATTTTATCCTTCATTTCTTCATTCATTTTTCTTATTCCTCCTTTTGTTTTTTTTGAGTTGTATATAATTCCCCCTTCGAAAAGTTGAAATATATGCCCCTCAATAGTAACCCTCACGAGGGGCTATTTTGTTCGTCTTTTTATAGATTTTTTTGCTTTATATTAGTTTGGTAAAAAATAATTTACAAAAATAATGAACAATACACCATTAATAACAAAAATAATTGTATTACTTTTATAAAAAATAATTTTAAGTAATATATTTCTATTTAATTTAGTATTTTTATTTTCTTTAGTATTGCTATTAATATAGATATTACGGGCTTAATTGCCCTAAGGCTTCGCATATCGCTACATCAATTAATATTTTTACTTTCAATTTTTTTTTAATTTAATCAAAATCATTCTTTATTTTTAAAAAACTTTAATAATTTTGATTATAAAAATAGTAAGGAGGCAATAACACTATAAGTATTACAATACTATTCCTCCCCGTTAGGGGAGATTATCAATAATAATTATATTTATAAATAATACTACAAAGCTAAAACCATATAGACTATGGAAGTACAGGAGTATAGAAACAAGCACAGTTTGCATGTCTCGGTAGTGCTGGTTCTGTTTCTATCCTAAATACTTTACCATGCATAGAACTACACTCACTACAAGAATTATCGAGCGTAGCATTGTACATCACTTCGGTTACACCCTCTTCTTTAAATAGCTCTATTTCTGCTATATAGTTTACTCTCGTATATTCTGTATTTATTAGCCTTTTAGCATTGTTATAGCTTACATTTAGTTCTTTTTCTATATCTTTTATTACTTTATTTACATTATCTTTATCTACTGCTCTTTTAATTAAATTTGACTTTAATTTTCTTTTTAACTTATGTTGATTATCCCAAATTCTCTCAGAGAAGCTTAGTCCACTCCAAGGGTCTGCAATATTCTTTTTTATTTTTTCTAATGTGGGGACTTCCTTATTCGACTTTATTAGTTCTTTACTATCCTCCCAACTTCTTTTATATCCTAAGATTAATAAACCAGTTATTAAAGCTATTTCTTTGTTTCTATTTTTATCAATCTTTTTATTTACTTCATCTATGGTTTTATTGAGCCTATTATATTTGTTCAGCTCTTCATAGTTCCATTCTCCTGCTTTTTCTTCCGTTTCTCTTATTATTTCTTTTATTTCTTTAAAAAGAAGAGCGTAAGCGATAATTAGCTCCTTTTCTATTTTCTTTATTTCTTTTCTTTGTTTCTCTTTCAGTTTCTCATGTTTTTTTATTATTTCTTTATTCATTTTTTTATTTTCCTCCTTTTTATGGAATTAAAAAAAGCCCCTATTAAGGGGCTATAAAGTTATCTACATAACATTATTGTCTATTTCTTCTGCAACTTTGTGGAAGTCTATATATTTCTCTTGTTCTGCTTCTACTTTTTCAAGTATTGCAAGAGGGTCACTTATAAAAGGAAGTCTCGATAATAATGTTTCTTTGTCTATCAATCCAGTTCCTTGAAGTTTTACTATTTCATCAATATATTCAGTATCATTAGTTGGGATATTTCGAATAAACTGAATATCTATGTCTCTTAAGTTGAATTTTTCTCCTGTTTTTAATTCAATTACAGGCTTTAATATTTTTAATAAATCCCTTATTGCCTTTGTAAACTTTCTCTCTTTTATAATGCACTTATGCTCAAGACCAGCGAACTTTAGCTTTAGTGAAACGCCACTTAAATTTCCACCGAAATTTTCATCCGACATATCTGGAACTCCAGATAATTTGTGAAGTAATTTTTCTAATCTATCTAAGTGTTTTTCTACTCCATCGGTATTAACATTTTTTGTCTCAAATCGGAAATTACCACCCTCATCAAGTGAGATAATTCCTTGGTCTTTTAGTTTCAAAACATCCTCTTCGTTTACATTTTCTCCACTGTTTATAACAATGTAAGCATTTCTAAAAGCCTCAAATTCATCGGCTGTGTAGCTTAGTATTTTGCTAAAAGTGTCTCGAATTGTATATATAACATCTATTTCACTTGTTTCCTGTTCATTATTCACTATTTCTACAAATGGAATCCTTCCAAATATGTGAGTTGTTGGGTTTTGTCTGCTGTAATCCAGTATAAGCTCCCCAGTTCTTTCATTTTCTACATAGTAATAGACTTTATTTCCTTTGTAAGCTTCTACATAAAGAAGTAGTTTATTATTTTCTATATCTTCTAAATAATAATATCTATAAACTCTTTCTATTTCATCTGTAGTCGCATTTTTAATTACTATTACTTCATCTGGTTTTACTTTTTTTATTTTTGTATTCCCAAATTCGTCTTGATATATAAACCAGTAAGCTTTTCCTTTTTTCAAAACTTCGATGCCAGTTTCCACAAATAAGTCATCTTTATCGTTCTCCGTAAAAATATCCTCTAATATATATTGAATATTATCCGATTTATTATGTTGAATAATAACTGGTTTTCCTAAAAAATACCCTACAGTAGCATCTATTACATATTTATCAAAGTTTGCTACCACTTTATTATTTGCATTGTCAATTCCGTTAATGGTTTTGTTTAGTATTGGGTGTTTTCCTATATAAATATCATCGTAGTATTTGTAAAGCTCCCTTTTTTCTCTATGTTTATCTATTTCTTGTTTTATAAATTTTCCATCTAAATTATCCATTCTTTTATTCCTCCTCTGTTTTATTTTTACATTAAAAAAAAGCCACTAAATGGCTTTAATTATCTTCTAAACATATCTCTTGTAAAGTCTAATTTTTTTCTGTTCTTTTGTGCTGTCTGAAATGCTATTTCGAACGCATCTATTGTATCATCATGCTCTGCTTCTGGGAAATTCAGTGTTTCTTCCTCCAATATATGCAAATCTTTAATGTGACTATATAAAAACACTTTAAAGTTCTCCCATTGCCCAGAAAACTTGTTCATTCTGGTAACTTTGTCCGTTATTGTTTGGATTTTAATGACTGGGAGCATTGTAGTCCTTATAAGTTCTCCAGGAAGAGCTTGTTGGTATGCTACGCTCTCTATTCCTATCCTCTCTACTGTATCCCATTTGTTTGCCATTTCTTTTATTTTTTCTATTTGCTCATTGAAGCTCAATTTTCCTCTATACATATCTAATAAATATATATATCCCGTATTTATTCCTATTCCAATAGTGCAAATAACGAAGCTGTCTGCCGATTGTTTTTGACTAATAGCTAAGTCTACTCCCATATATACTCTTACTTTTTCCTTTTTTTCTTCCTCTTCTTCTCTCCTGTATACATATATCCCATCTTTTTCTTTGGAGTATTTGTTGTAATACTGAATCCATTCGGGTTTAAATATATTCCCCTTCGCCTTTGGGACTTTTTGCTGATATTGCATATTAAAAATAATAGAGCCAACTAATTCCCTAATCTTCTTCAGTTCTTCGACTCCCTTTTTCCATTCCCATATGCTTCGCTCTTTTCCTGTTTTAGGGTCTATAAATAAGCTTTCTTTTTTTAATACTGAATATTGATTACTTTCGATAATAGTTGTCCAAAAATCACTGGGGTGATAGTGAGTTCCTATGCAGTGAACCCAACCATAACCATTTTGCATCTCTAAAGTTGGTAATACTGTATTGAAAATAAAAGTTTTTAATTTGTCTCTTTGCGTCTTAGAGGCACTATTTTCCTCTCCTACGATATCATCTAAAATAAGTATATCGAAGTGAGAGGAAATAAAGTTTGCAGATGCTCCCATACTTCCAGCAGATACAGAAGCCTCTTTTATTACTCTATCTCTTTTTAGACTAAACTGCGTTTCTGTCCAAATATCTCCCTTTAAGTCTCCGAAAATATTATGAATTACTGTGCCCTTTTCGAAGTATCGTTTCATTTCTCCTACGAATTTTTTACTTTGAGCAAGTGACTGAGTTGCAACTGCAATCCTTATATGTGGGTCTCTAAGGATTAGGGTAAGGGTGTATGCTGTGTTAAGTAGATAAGACTTCCCAAATCCTCTCCCTGCCATTACTAAACTATTCTTATTATTGTACTGGAAGAGCATTAATTCCTTGTGAAAATCCTGTAAATCCATCTGCATAATATAAACACACACAGTCCACCACGCAACAAGAAAGTCCTCCCCGAGGATTAATTCTTTTAAAACAATATCAGATAAAGGATTTTTACCGTTTCTATCTGTATATTGCATTATTCTCCTCCTGCCTTCTCAATCTGCATTCTTATAGCGTTAGATAAGTTATTTATAGCTTCCCTATCTTCTTCGCTTATTTTATTCGTGTTTATATTGGTATTCTCTGTCCTCTCTGTTGCTTCCCCTGTAAGCAATAAGAAATTCTTAAGAATTTCTGTATAATCCTTTGCATAATAATTATCTTTGTTCTCCAACATCATCTGGACTTCCATTTTTTGCATATATTCCATAAGAAAGACTAAGCTCTTTTCTTTTCTCTTTGCTATTTCCTTTATCATTTTTTTGTGGGCTTCTTCCGATGTTTTTCTCTCTATTTCTTCCATTTTTTCCTTCCAAGAAAAATCTGAGCTCCACTGATTTACTGTTCTAACTGTTATACCGAATTCTTTTGCCACTTTTTCGGGAACATCTTTTTCCCCTTCCATCTTTAATTTCGAATATAATTCAAAGGCATCTCTGTGCTTCTGCTTTTCTACTCTCTTTTTTTCTTTCATTTTTTTCTCCTCCTCCTTTAATTTTTTTACATTAAAAAAAAAGCCCTTAAGGGCTTAATGATATTATAAAATTATAAAACTGGTTTTAATTTCTCTTTAAGTTCATATAGCTTTTTAATAAAATTATCAATATCTTCTTCTTTTTTAAAAGAAAAGATTATATCTGGTGCAAATATAATATCTAAATCAATGTCACTTAAATCGCACATAGCTTTCTCAACAAGAATAGGCTCTCTTTCTTTTGTTATAGATAATAACCCATAATCACCAGCTTTTACTCTATCTATTGTATCTTCATTTATTTTTATTATAGTTGTTTCTCTACTTATGTTTTCTATTACTTTGTATTCATCTATTTTTATCATTCTTTTTCTCTCTCCTTTATTATTTATTTTTATTATTGTAGACTCTTGTGATTAAAATATAACTCTATATCTATTAAAAATTGAACATATTTCTGTTAATGTTTTGTATTTCTGTATTACTCTTCTGTGCTATCTGGAATGCTATTTCAAAAATATTTATTATACACGATAATAGTCTTCACATATAACCCCTTATTGAGGGGTTTTGTTCGTCTTTTTACATCAAATTTACACTTTCAAGTGCAGAAAGTGAAACAGATTCGAGTTCTCTTCTCCTTTTTATTTGCCTCGCAGTCAAATAATAGGAGTCGGATTTTTTTCTTTTTTTAGTGTTGTAGTAATCTTTGTCGTGTTCTCTAAGCCATTGCTCTGCTTCATCTAATTTGATTTTATATATCATTATCCTCTTCCTCCTCTCCTAATATCTTCCTGCTGTTTATTAGCCCTTTTTTAACTAACTTATGCCCTTTTTCGAGATAAGTCTCAAATTCTTCTGCATATTCTCGATAAGTATGCCCGTAGATTAAAGCGAAGATAATTGCCTCTCGCTCTTCTTTATTTAACTTTTTTAAACAACTTTCTAAATCTAAATAAATGGAAATAGCTACATCATCTCCAGTTTTAGCAAGTTCCTTTAAATTTAAATAATTTATATAAAGTTTTTTTAAAACTTCTATATCTGTATAATTAGCGTAATTTAATAGACTACTGTTGTAGTTTTGTTTTTGCTGTTTTCCCATCTTGTCCCCCCTTTGCTTGTTTTTATATAATAAGCAAAGTAAGGATAAATATAACAAAATAAGTGTTCTATATTGTTTTATATTTTATTTTTGTAAAAAATAATTTACAAGAAAATGAACAATACACCATGTATAACAAAAATAATTGTATTACTTTTATAAAAAATAATTTTAAGTAATATATTTCTATTTAATTTAGTATTTTTATTTATTTGTAGTGTTATTTTAATTAGGATAATACGGGCTAATGCCCTAAGGCTTCGCATATTGCCACATAAATTAATATTTTTTGCTTTTTTTTATTTTTTATAACAACGAAAATCTTTTTTTATTTTTTATTTTTTTATTTTTTATTTTTTATTTTTTATTTTTTATTTTTTATTTTTGATTTTTTATTTTTGATTATATTTAGAGTAAAGAGGCAAATAACACCACAAGTATTACAATACTATTCCTTCCCCATTAGGGGAGATTATCGAAAAATAATCTATGTAAAAACAAATATAAAAAGCTGAGAACCCTATAGAATATAGAAGTATATCCCAATAAATATACATATAAAAAAAAGAGACTTAAATAGTCTCTTTTAACTTAGGATACTAATTCCAATTCCTAAACAGAAAAAGAATAAGTTTATTTTTGCCCCTATTTTTGTTTTTTTCTCTTCATTTTCTATACATCCTACTGCAATCCTTCCAGCTAAATATGCGATTAATAACGCCCCTATTATCATTATTTTCATCATTTTTTTATTCCTCCTATTATTTGTTATTTTTTATAACTCCTTTTTTCTTGTCTGTTTGTTATATTATAGATACGCCCCTATAATATATTCCATTTTTATAAAATATTTTTTTATTATTTTTTGAAATAAAAAAAGCCATTTAGGGGGCTTTGAGATTGCTATATGACTTAATCTCCTTATATATATAAAGCCCCATATGGGGCTTGTGATTAGTATTCTTTATAAAATTCATCAATATTATCTGTATGAAACATCGCTACAATCGCTTCTATTCTCATTTCTTCTTGTTCTTTTTTTTCTTCTTCTGTAAGTTCCCTATAATTATCTTCTATTTCTAAGTCTGGAAGTTCCGTAGTACAATTCAGATGACATATGGGAATATAATACATATCTACATCTGTTATATATTCATCTTTATCTACAATAATTTTCCCAGTTCTTACATCTATTTCTGCTACTGCTCCAATAGAAGCATAAACATAAGTATTATACATTTCTTCTGCTATTTCATATAAATTAGCTTCATTTAGCTTATTTAATAAATCCTCTTTTGTTAATACTTTTTCATCTAAATTTTTCATTTTTATTTTTCTCATTTTTTTATTTCCTCCTTTGATTTTCTTATTTTTTTGACTTTTTATATTATAGATTAGTAGCCCTATAATATAACTAAAAATTAATGTTTTTTTTATTTATTTTTATCTTTAACAATTAGATATTTAGCGTAATTTAGGACTTCCTTAATTGTATCTTCATCCATATTTTTTATTATTTTTTTTAGTTTTTCTATTAATTCTTCTCTCATTTTTTTATACCCTCCTTTTATTTTAATGTTATTAACTTCCTAACTTTATTAGCCTTATAAAAGCACAAAAGAAGCCACTGTCTCGGCTTCTAATGTTTTGGGAAATCTGTATAAAATTTTTAAATAAAAACATAAAAAAATAAGATATATAGCGTAAAAATATATTATCAAACTTTTTTAATTGTTGCAATACTAAAACGGTTCTACCCCCTATTAATTTAGTAAAAAACTATCTACATTATATCTATATCTACTTTTTTTCTTCTCTTGCTCTATAAGTATCCCGTTTTCTCTACACCATTTAATAGGAATACTTTTTCTATCTGTATTTTCTATAAAGTCCTTAATCTTTTCTGCTTCTATGGCATAAGTTTCCTCTACTTCTCTAAAATTTATTATAAAATAAGCTTTTACTCCTTCGTATGTGGAGGCATTACATAGCCCTACTAATTGGTTATTCTTTATATTACTTAGGGGTAAACTCTTCTGTTTTGTAGATTTTAACTCCATCAGTATAGTTTCTTTACTATAAGGATTATGGCACATAAAATCGCAAATATTGTTTGCCGTAAATCTTGTTTTATTACTATCTTTATCGCCTCCCCACGCTCCTGCACTATTTCGGAAGCGATAAGTAAATACATTTAATGGGAAGCTCTTTATAAAATCTTCTTCGAATTTCTTTCCTTCGTTCTTCAGTTCTCTCCTCCTCCTTTGCTCTTTATTTAAATCTTTATATTATAGATAATAGAGTTATATTTATAACTCTAATGATGTTTAATAAAGTAAAAAAAAAAAGCCCTTAAGGGCTTATGTCGTTTGAAGTGTTTTTTGATTTAAGTAATTAAAGAAATTATTCCATTTATCTTTAATTGCTCCAACTTCTTTTATTTGTTTAGTTATATTATTTTCTATTTCTTGTGGAATTAGGGCAAATGAGAAAGAATGCTTATCTATTTCTTCAATAATCTTATTATTATTTGCTCCAATACTATCTAATTCAGCTAAACATTTTTTTATTAGTTTAGCTATTTTAATCTGTTCTTCTTCTGTGTATAGTACGGGACAAATATGGTCTTTTATAACAAAATATAACTTATTTTCTTCTATAAAATAATCTATTATTTCGCTGTATTCTTCTATAAATTCTTCTATATTTTTATCTATTTTGAAAAAGTTTTTACTTTTTATATATTTTTTATATTGTTCCTCTTTATATTCCTCCGTTTCTTGTTCTTCAAATTCACTTTCTGCGAGATATAATTTCTTACTGTATTGTTTATATTTTCTTTCAAACTGTCCGTTTATATCGAATGCATCTACTTGGTAGTACACTGTATTTCCTATAGCAAATATAAAAGTATATCCATATTTTTTTATGTCTGTTATTACTTCCATTACTTCCTCGGCACTTCCCATCTGAATGGAGTGGCAATCAAATATTAACATGGTTTCTTCTCGAGAAAATTTAAGGAGTTGGTCGGTGTTATAGATATATCCTCCACTATTATAGTCAAAAGAAAGTTTTACAACTGGTTTTGTCTTTTTCTTTCCATAGCTTTCATATTCTACTTTTTTTATTACTTTCCCTAATTTGTTAAGCCTGTCCACTTTATTTGCGAGTTCTCTATATCTATTAATAGCGTGGAACACTTGCTCTCCTGTTTCTTCTGCTATATCTTCTATTGCCTTCCTGCTTACTCTACTTAGTTTGTTTTGTTTAAAGTATATATTATTTACAAAGTATTTCAAGCTTCTATCCTCTTTAAAATCAATTTTTTCATCTGTGTATTTTCTTACAAAAATATCTAATTCCTTTCTTAAATTTTTTCCTTCGAAGATTGCTCTATCTCGTATTTTTAAAAATATATTTTCATTTATTTCTACATCTTTCTTATTTAGAATATTTATAATTAATTGTTTATTCATTTTTCTTATTCCTCCTTATTTCTTTTTTTATTTTTGTTATATTATAGATTGGTGGTCTAATTTTATAACCAAAATATAAAAAAATATATAAAATATTTGTTCTATATTGTTTTATACTTTTTAATAAAGTTATGTAGACAACATTATTAAAATCCTCCCTAATGGGAGGGCGTTTATCTATGTAATATAATTCCCTTTAATTTTTTAAATGGTAATCAAAATCTTTCTTTTTATTTTTCTGCAAAAAAAGAAGGCTATATTAAGCCCTCTTTTAACATTTTAAATCTATTTTCTTGCCTCCATTTATCTACATCCTTTATCTTATTCTTTTCTGCCATCCTCTTTTTTATTTCTTTTCCTCTTTTTCCCCATTTCTCCCTATTAAATCTTGCTAAGTCTCCTCTTTTTATGTTGTTTGAGAACTCCTTTATCTCCTCTACTTGCTCTGCTGTGTAGTATCTACTATTATTATGCCATAGAGGAACGGGTATTAGTCTGGGTTCGTTACGGGCTTCAAGCTCGTTAGAATACTTGTCCCAAAGCCAAATGGTTTGTTGGCTCTTTCCTACTTCTTTTGCTACATCGGTTGTTGTATAGTATTGTATATTATCAATTATTCTCATTTTTTTCTTCCTCCTTTCATCTTTTTAGTTTTTTTTCTTTTTTATATTTCGTTCAAATAAATTCCATCTTTTTTACACATAATCATCAGTTTTAATGTTTCTGTTGCTATATCTCTAAGCTCTTGTGGTGTATCTACTCCTAAATTTTTTCCGTAACACATATATATATCAGAGCAACTATTTCCGTATACTACTATATAAAGAAAAATAAATGCTTCTTTTATATCTCTTTCTATAAGATGCTTTAGATTGGTTGTTAACTCTTTGTATATTTCATTTAGTTCTTGGTCTGTTTCCCCTTCTTTCATTAGTCGTTCTATAGTGGGAAGAGCTTTATAAGTTTTCTTTAAGTTGGTCTGGTTCTTCCAAATGTTAGATACTTTTATTCCTGTTAGTTCTTCAAATTTACTCATTTTTTATTCCTCCTTAGTTGTTTAATTGATTTTTTTATATTATAGATAGTTCAGGCTATAATATAACTATTTAAAAAAAATAATTTATATTTATATGAAAAATATATAAATAAAGTATATATATAAATAAGTTAGATTACTGTTTTTTAGTTTTTTTTTATTAAAAATGTATGAACAATGTATACATAATGTATATATATTTTATATTTTTTAAGGGTTACAGCTCTTTTGTTTGGTCTTTACTTATATATATTATTTATACTTTATATATACATATCTACAGTCTATAAGGATTTAGATGCTATTTTATTAAATATTGTTGCTTATATCTCCCTAAGGGGAGAGGGATATATTGTTATTGGCTTGTAGTTGTGTTGTTATATTTATTTTAAAATAATCAAAGATTATTAAAGTTTTTAAAATTAAAGAATGATTTTCATTAAAATTAAAAAAAATAAAAAAGTAAAAATATATATTCAAAAAGCAAATATGCGAAGCCTTAGGGCAATTAAGCCCGTATTATCTATATTAATAGCAATACTAAAGAAAATAAAAATACTAAATTAAATGGTAATATATTTACTTAAAATTATTCTTTATAAAATCAATACACATTTTTTTTCGTTATACATGGTGTATTGTTCATTATTTTGGTAAAATATAATTTACATTTTTAACAATCCTTTATATATTCTACAAAAACAGAAAAGAAGCTAAATCCCTTTAGCTCCTTGTTCTTAATATAATCTATCAAATTCGCAAAACTCATTAAAACTTTTTAGCATTTGTTCTTCTCCATTTTTCTTATAATTCTTTATCTCTATTATCTTTTCTGTATTCTTTTTAGTATTTCCATATACTCTTTCTGCTATTTCTTCTCCAAAGGCATCCTCTACTCTTTTTATAGATATATTACTTATTGTTATTTTGTTTTCTATTATTCTCCCTGCCATAGCCTCAGCATCTCTTAGTATTCTTTCCGTATATAGTGGAATAGTAAAAAATGTAATCAAATTCTTCCATCCTCTTGCCTTTGCCTCTTTCTTTGCTCTATCCATCATTTCACTTGGTATATTGCTGTTTTCCACTTTTGTAATAAGTCCCAATAAAGCAAACATATTTATAGCGTTAGCTACTGTGGTCTTGCTTTTTATATTTAAAAAATCAGCGATATATTGGTAACTACTAAAAAAAACTGCATCATTCCCTAAACTTTCTACTTTTGTTCTTATATTTCCTATTCCAATAGTGTTCATTTTTTCTAAAATATAGAAGTGTTTGCCTATAAGCTTGTATAAATTTGGATACTGTAGCATAAATCTAAAATCTATACCCTCTATTATTTCTATATTGTTTACATATTTTCTTACATTCATGTTTCTATGCTCCTCCTCTTCTGTTTTTATATTAAGGGCTTCCATTGCTTCCCTAAGTGCATACAAGAAATTACAACCAAGTTCTATCTGTATTAAGTCTATTAAATCAAAATAAGCAAATTCTCCAGTTTCTTTATTTTTTGTAAAGTATCTTATTACTTCGCTTGTTTCATCTTGGCTAATCCAAGCGATGTTATTCTCTATTAGTTCACATTCAAATTCTTTACCGATTTCGTATTTAAAGTAATTATTTCTTCTTATGTGATTTATAGCCATTTTATTGGAAAAAAGTCTTATATTGTTTGTATTTTGTGTTATAATATTAATATAAGAGAATGTTCTTTTTACTTCAAATCTTTCCTTTAAAAGCCCATTTTCTCCCCAAGAAAGGGCTTTTTCTTTTATTATTTGGGTTATATCTCTTTTTTCTCTATCTTCTTTTATTTCCTTTATCTTTTGTAAGTATTCTGCTTGTTCTTTCTCTCTTTTTTTCTTATTTTCCATTCTTTCAATTTTTAGTTTCTTTGTTTTTATTTCCTTATTTATTTCCTCTCTTAGCTCTGCTATTCTGTGCTTGTCCATATATTTGTATACATCTTCAAGGGTTTGGTTTTCTCTTGTACTTTTATTTCTTTCTTTTCTTATCATATAGAATACTGCTTCATATTCGAGGATTGTTTCGCAATCTTCTATTATATCTAAATCTTTTAGTGTTTCAAATCTCAT